GTAGAACAAATCCACACCGATACCATTGACCCCACCGACAGAGGATATAAGAACTTGATGAGAATGATGATGGAGGACGGTCTCTTCAAGTATCTACCCAAAAACGACGAAGCTTGGGTAAACTTCCTCCGACCATTTATGAAATTAACAAGAAAAGAAAAACGAAACACAAACAAAAATTAAACAAACAAACATGAAAGAGCAAGACAGCACAAAAATGGAATTCCTTTTGACCCTGAATGACAACATCGTGGTTCAAAGATTTTTCAACGTGAGAGGGTTCAACCCTAAGGCAAAAAACTCTGTTGAGTTGTATGAAACAGTTAGTCAAATTAAAGACCAACTGCAGTATCACCTCAAAATGAAGACGGTTATCTATATGATGGATAACAGAGATGCCATCACTCACGACCCGTCAATTATGAACACTTCGTACACCGAAGGACCTGAAGTTTTTAACCTTTTTATTAAGGTTGGGGACACGACAATTTGTCATAGAGTTTTTGATGGAAAATTCTTCCCACCAAAAGTTCGTTATACGGTTGACGTACGACCATTTTTAAAAGACATTCTTTAACCAGATTGTAGTAGACAAAGATTTTTCATCGTCTATTATCGACGTTATCGAAGCATCTTATTTCGACAACAAGTACTTCAAAATCATCTTACAGATGATTAAGGAATACTACGTTAAGTATGAGTCTACGCCTAACTTCGAAACCCTTGAACAAATTATTAAATCCGAGGTCACTCAAGAAATGGTTGCTAAGATTGTGTTGGACACATTGAAGCAGGTTAAAGAGGCTCCATTTGAAGGAACTCAGTTTGTCCAAGAAAAAGCTTTGAAATTCTGTAAACAACAGGAACTTCAAAAGGCGATGGACAAGGCTCAGAAAATCATCACTCAAGGAGACTTTGAATCTTATGATAAAGTAGAAGGTTTGGTAAGAGAGGCGTTACAGGTTGGTGAAATAGAGAAAGGACAAACAGATATCTTTTCAGAGTTGGAAACAGTATTAGATGAGGATTATAGACATCCGATTCCAATGGGAATACCAGGTATTGACAGACTATTGAAAGGTGGATTAGCCAAAGGTGAGATTGGTGTTATCTTAGCTCCGACAGGGGTTGGTAAAACTACCATTCTTACCAAAATTGCAAACACCGCTTTCAATATGGGGTACAACGTTCTTCAAGTATTCTTTGAAGACAACCCAAAGATTGTACAAAGAAAACACTTCACAATTTGGACGGGAATTGCACCTGACGAACTTGCAAATCACAGAGATGAGGTTATGGGTAAAATAACCGAGATTCAAGAAACAATGAAAAACAAGTTAATCTTGAAGAAGTTGGCGTCTGATACTATGACTATGAATCAATTAAAGAATCAGGTTAGAAAAATTATCGCTGACGGAACAAAGATTGACATGATTATGTTGGACTACATTGATTGTGTGTTACCTGAGACATCTGCAAAGGACGAATGGAAAGCTGAGGGTTCAGTAATGAGAGGGTTTGAGGCGATGTGTCATGAACTTAATTTGGTTGGTTGGACCGCAACACAAGGAAACAGAAGTTCTATTTCTTCTGAGGTTGTTACGACAGACCAAATGGGAGGTTCAATTAAAAAGGCACAAGTGGGACACGTTATCATTACGGTAGCGAAGACACTTCAACAAAAGGAAATGAATCTTGCAACAATAGCCATTACTAAATCACGTCTTGGTAAAGACGGGGTTGTATTTGAAAACTGCAAATTCAACAATGAGTTACTTGAAATAGATACTGAAAGCTCAGTAACATTCTTAGGTTTCGAGGAACAACAAGAAGAAAGGAAGAGAGACAGGGTTAAAGAACTTATGGAAAAAAGAAAGGCTAAAGAAGCCGCAACCAAGGGTCAAAATAACACCTAATTAAATATCTACTTTTTTCAAAAAAAACTTATATTTTTTTAGAAAAAATTGTGGTCGTTAAGTAGACAACCGCATATTTATCATTAAAATCGACGATTTTTTGATAAAAAAAACAATTACTTAAATTTAAACAAATGGACATTTCAAACAGAATTTTATCGGACATTACCGTGTACATGAAGTACGCTAAGTACATCCCAGAACTAAAGAGAAGAGAAACATGGCAAGAGCTTGTTACTAGAAACATGGAGATGCATATCAAGCAGTATCCTAATCTAGAAAAGGAGATTCGTGATAACTACATGTATGTTTTCAGAAAACAAGTTTTACCATCAATGAGGTCAATGCAGTTTGCAGGAAAACCTATTGAAATTTCACCAAATAGAATTTATAACTGTGCCTTCGCACCAATCGATGATTGGAGAGTATTCTCTGAAATCATGTTCTTACTTTTGGGTGGAACAGGAGTTGGATACTCAGTACAAAAACATCACGTAGATGCATTACCTGAAATCAGAAAACCTAACAAAGAAAGAGGTAGAAGATGGTTAGTTGCTGACTCAATTGAAGGATGGGCTGACGCTGTAAAAGTTTTGGTTAAATCATACTTCTTTGGAGGTTCACACATTGAATTTGATTTCAGTGATATCAGACCAAAAGGTGCGAGATTAGTTACATCAGGTGGTAAAGCGCCTGGTCCACAACCACTAAAAGAATGTCTTATCAAACTTGAAGGTATCTTAGATGCCAAAGAAGATGGTGAAAAATTAAGAGCAATCGAAGTTCACGACATGGTTTGTCATATTGCTGATGCAGTTCTTGCTGGTGGTATTAGAAGAGCGGCACTTATTTCATTATTCTCGGCAACAGATGATGAGATGATTGGATGTAAGAGTGGAGCTTGGTGGGAAACAAACCCACAAAGAGGTAGAGCTAACAACTCAGCAGTGTTAATGAGACACAAGATTGAAAAAGATTATTTCATGGACTTGTGGAAGAGAATTGAGGCAAGTGGGGCAGGAGAACCTGGTATCTACTTAAGTAACGACAAAGATTGGGGAACTAACCCTTGTTGTGAGATTGGTCTTAGACCATTCCAATTCTGTAACCTTACAGAGGTAAACGTATCAAATGTTGTATCTCAAGAAGATTATGAAGACAGAGTTAGAGCTGCAACTTTTATTGGAACATTACAAGCGGGTTATACTGATTTCCATTACCTAAGACCTATTTGGCAGAGAACAACAGAAAAAGATGCCTTGATTGGTATTTCAATGACAGGTATCGGTTCAGGTGCGGTTCTTGGATTAAACATGAAAGCGGCTGCGAAAGTTGTTAAAGAAGAAAATAAAAGAGTTGCTGACTTGTTGGGAATCAATCCAGCGGCAAGAACAACAACAGTAAAACCTGCGGGAACAACTTCATTGACATTAGGTACATCAAGTGGTATCCACGCATGGCATAACGATTACTACATTAGAAGAGTGAGAGTTGGTAAGAACGAAGCGATTTATTCTTACTTGAAAGAAAATCACCCTGAGTTAGTAGAAGATGAATATTTCAGACCACACGACACAGCGGTAATCGGAATTCCACAAAAGTCACCTGAAGGTTCTATCTTGAGAAACGAATCACCAATTCAACTATTGGAGAGAGTTAAGAAAGTACAACAAGAGTGGATTAAACCAGGTCACAGAAGTGGTTCAAATGCTCACAACGTATCTGCAACTATTTCAGTTCGTGAACACGAATGGCCAGCAGTTGGTGAGTGGATGTGGGAAAACAAAGATGCTTACAATGGATTATCTGTTTTACCATACGACGGAGGAACTTATATCCAAGCACCATTTGAAGACTGTACTAAAGAAAAGTACGAAGAGCTAATGAAAACATTACATGATGTTGATTTATCTAAAATTGTTGAATTAGATGATGATACTGATTTAAGTGGTGAAGTGGCTTGTGCTGGTGGAGCTTGTGAAGTAAAATTCGTTTAAGAATGAATAATAATACAAACGGAAGGGAGGAGCCTAAAAAACTCCTCCCTTCTGATTTTTACTACAATGAGCAAGGGTTAATGGTTTTCACAGAATCATTTCACGAAAATAGAGGTTTTTGTTGTGGTAAAGGTTGTTTGCATTGTCCATATGAACCTAAGTATCAAAAAGGTAATACCTATTTAGTAAAAAAATAATCCAAGTATATTTATGGAATATGGCGAATGGAATTACATACGGTCTTAATTTCCCTTTTAGAGATTCTAGAAGAGGTGATTATTTAGAACTCACTCAATTAGAGGCTCAAGAAATAAAGGCTGATTTAATACACCTTTTATTAACTAGAAAAGGTAGTAGATATTTCTTACCTGATTTTGGAACAAGACTTTACGAGTTTTTATTTGAACCATTTGACGGACTGACATTTGATGCTATTCAATCAGACATAAGAGACGCTGTTCAAGCTTATATGCCAAACTTATTATTGAATCAAATTACGATTACACCTGCCGACCCAATGGAAGAAGTTGATACTATGTTAGGGGAAAATACGGTGGGAACAAGTGAATCACCAATATATAGATTCCCTGGTAAAGGAACATCAGAATATACCGCTAAAATTAGAATAGATTATTCTAATAACAAAACAACATTCGCTCAAAGTGATTTTGTTATAATTAATATTTAATATAGATGGCAAATCGTAAAATTTCATATACAACCAGAGATTATCAGGGAATAAGAACTGAGTTACTTAATTATTGTAAAACATATTATCCTGAGTTAATTCAGGATTTTAATGACGCATCAGTATTTTCTGTGTTTATTGATTTAAATGCTGCGGTTGCCGACAACTTACACTATCATATTGATAGAAGTATCCAAGAAACAGTACTTCAATATGCCCAACAAAGGTCATCTATTTACAATATAGCTAGAACCTATGGATTAAAATTACCAGGTCAAAGACCATCCGTTGCTTTAGTAGACTTTTCAATTACTGTTCCCGCGTTTGGTGATAAGGAAGATGAAAGATACTTAGGAGTTCTTGCAAGAGGTTCACAAGTAACTGGTGCTGGTATTGTTTTTGAAAACATTTATGATGTCGACTTCACGTCACCGTACAATGCTCAAGGTTTTCCAAACAGACTGAAAATACCAAACTTCAACGCAAACAACGTTTTAATTAACTATACAATTACTAAACGAGAGTTAGTTGTTAATGGTGTAACAAAAGTATTCAAAAGAGTTATCACACCAAATGACGTAAAGCCATTCTTTGAGTTGTTTTTACCTGAAAAAAATGTCTTGGGTATTACAAGTGTTTTATTAAAAAGTGGTACAGAATATACAAACGTACCAACAAGTGCCGAATTTTTGAGCCCATCAAATAAATGGTATGAGGTAGATGCTTTAGCGGAAGACAGAGTGTTTATTGAAGACCCAACAAAAGTATCGGACCAGCCAGGTATCAAAGTCGGAAAGTATATCCAAACATCTAATAGATTTATCAGTGAATACACTCCTGAAGGTTTTAAAAAGATGACCTTTGGTGGTGGTACTAACACAGCTCAAGACGCACTTAATCAGTTTACCACATTAGGTACAACATTAGACTTACAAAGATATTCAAATAACCTATCTTTAGGTTCTGCTTTAACACCAAACTCAACTTTATTCGTTCAGTATAGAGTTGGTGGTGGTTTGGGAACCAATTTGGGAACAAACGTTATTAATCAAATTGGAACGGTATCATTTTTTGTGAATGGTCCTTCTGAACTTACAAACTCCGCAGTTGTTAACTCATTAAGATGTAACAACGTTACTGCGGCAATCGGGGGAGCGGGATTACCTTCGTTAGAAGAAATAAGAAACTACGTATCATTTAACTTCTCGGCACAAAAAAGAGCGGTAACAGTTCAAGATTACGAATCTATTATTAGAAATATGCCAGCGGAGTTCGGGGCACCAGCAAAAGTTTCAATTACTGAAGACAACAATAAGATATTAATTCAGTTATTGTCTTATGATACATCAGGTAAATTGACAAACATAGTATCGAACACTTTGAGACAGAATGTTGCAACATATCTTTCAAACTATAGAATGATGAACGACTACATATCAATATTGACCGCAGAAGTTATTGATTTAAGCGTTGAAGTTTCAATTGTTTTAGACTCTGCACAAAACTCAGGACAAATTATTGCGGACGTTGTTGATAGAATATCAGGATACTTCGACCCACAAATTAGAGAGTTGGGACAAAACGTTTATCTTTCTGAACTACAAAGTATAGTTCAAAATCAAAATGGTGTATTAACGGTTGCGGGAATCAAAGTATTCAATAACGTAGGGGGACAATATTCGTCAGCGGAAACATCTATGGAATATTCTGACCCTGAAACTAAAGAAATCGCACCTGTCGACGATACAATTTTCGCTCAACCCTCACAAGTTTACCAAATAAGATATCCAAACAAGGATATTAAAGTTTCGGTTAAAAATTTCCAATCAGTTACCTTCTCTTAATAGGTTTATTCTCGTAGGGTTTGGTTTATAATTTATAATGTGTGTATATGTACTTTAAAAATTACACATAAACTATTTATAAACTAAAGACAATACATGGGTGACTCATATAGAATTAAGACCGAACTTGGTATTAATAAGTCAATTAATATACAATTAGACC